ACTGTAGATATAGATGAACTATTAGAGAAGAACGACTTAGAGTTTAAATGGAAGATAAACATACCTACTGTAGCACAATTAGTTCCCGGAGTTAATGGCGGTCAATTAATTGTAGGTGCAGCAAGACCCAACACAGGTAAGACAAGTAGTCATGCCTTTTTATGTGCGGGAGCAAATGGCTTCCTTCATCAAGGGGCAAAGGTTATGGTGTTAGCTAATGAAGAGACTACCAATCGTGTGTCGGCAAGGTATCTAACCGCATCTTGTAACATGACTATAAAGGGCATTAAAAACAACAAGGAAAAGGCTATACAATGCTTTTACCCTATAAGAGACAACCTTAGCGTAGTTGATGCTACTGATTGGGACTTAGACCGGATGGAAAGGGCCGTTAAACAGTGCAAGCCTGATATCTTAATTGCTGACATGGCAGATAAATTTCAGCCAGAAGGTACATATACTGCACATCACGAGAAGCTGAAGGCTACGTATATCAGGCTAAGGATAATAGCTAAACAATATGACTGTGTAATATTTGCTATGTCACAGTTATCGGCTGAAGCAGAGGGAAAGGTGTTTGTCGATATGTCTATGTTAGAGGGCAGTAGAACAGGCAAAGCTTCTGAAGCAGACGTACTGTTCTGTGTTACTAAAACACCTATGATTGAAGGCCAACAGGAGGAAGACAGCGCAGAGAGACACTGGCTTGTGCTAAAGAATAAGCTTACTGGTAAGCATGGTAGGGTAGTAACCATGTTTGATCCAGAGACAGCTACCTATAGTGCATAGGAGGGTGAAATGAAACTTACTTTAGATATAGAAAATACAGTAACTCGTTTACCTTCAGGAAAAATTATGCTTGATCCGTTTACTCCTGAAAATAAATTGGTTCTTGTATGTACAAAAACAGACTTAGGAGAGGAATCTTCATTTTGGTTTAACCACAAGACACACACAACAGAAGGAGCTAAAGATAAACTACAATCACAATTGGATAAAGCTACTGTAATCATTTGTCACAATGCTCAACATGAACTTATTTGGTTATGGGATTGTGGTTTTAAATATGATGGGGCTGTGTTCGATACAATGCTCGTAGAATATTTGTTTCAACGTGCACAGAAACAACCTCTGTCTTTACAGGCCATAGCAGAAAGGTACTGTCTTGATAATCAGAAGATGGACTTGATGAAAGAACAACTTAAAGCAGGTGTATCTGTTGATGAAATAGATGGCGATGATTTAGAGGAGTACTGTTTGGCTGATGTCAAAGCTACACAGGAATTGTCTCAGGTCTTAGTTAAGAAACTATACACAACAGAGTATACTTCTCTTAATCCTATAGTTAGTTTAACTAATGAATTATGTAAGCTTCTTGCAAAAATATATTCAAGGGGTTTTTCTATAGATAAACAAGCCTTAGCAGATGTGAAGTTGGAATTTAAAAAGGAACATTCTGAGATACTGAGTAGCTTAAACAGTCAAGTAATTACATTAATGGGGGATACTCCTATAAACCTATCTTCACCAGAACAATTGAGTACGCTTATATATAGTAGAAAACCTATAGATAAAAAGGATTGGTCAACAAACTTTCCAAAGTATATGAAGAAAAAAGAATTTGACGAACAGGTTAGAACTAAAAGTGAAATTATATATAAGACAAAAGCAATACAATGTTCTGATTGTTTTGGTAGGGGGTTTAACACCGCAAGGAAAAAGGACGGTACGTTAGGAAAAGCCAAGAGACTTTGTAAGGTATGTAATGCTAAAGGTATTCTATATTTACCACAACAACGTATTGCAGGTTTAAAGTTTTCCGCTCCTGCAGCCAGTTGGGTATCGAATCATGGCTTCAGTACGAGTAAAACAAGTATTGAGATGTTGGAAATGGTATCTAAACGTAAGAATATGGTACAAGCACAAGACTTTTTATATAAGGTGAGGAGGTTGTCTGCATTAGATACATACCTATCTTCTTTTGTTGATGGCATAGAAACCTATATGAAAAATGACGGTAAGTTACATGTACGGTTAGTGCAGCATAGGACTTCTACGGGAAGATTAGCTTCAGACTCACCTAATTTACAAAACATGCCTAGAGGAACTACGTTTCCTATAAAGAAAGTGTTTAAATCACGTTGGAAGGAAGGTAAAATAATAGAGGCAGACTTTGCTCAACTTGAGTTTAGGACTGCAGCATTTCTGGGAGAAGACGACTTAGCTAAGGATGAAATTAATACTGGTTTTGATGTACATAGTTATACTGCAAAGGTTATATCCGATGCAGGGCAAAAGACTTCAAGACAAGAAGCTAAAGAGCATACCTTCGCCCCCTTGTTTGGTGCGACAGGCTATGGCAGAACTACAGCAGAGGAAGCATACTACAAGCAGTTTGTACAGAAGTATGAAGGGATAGGGTCATGGCATAAGAGATTGGCTAATGAGGTAATGTCTACAGGCATGGTTACTACGCCTACAGGAAGGCAGTTTGCTTTTCCTAATGCTAAACGTAGAAGTAATGGTGGTATCACTTTCTTTACGGCAGTCAAGAATTACCCTGTACAATCCGTATCTACAGACATTGTACAACTCACATTGCTATTGGTTGAAGAGCAATTACAAAAGAAGCTTCTTAAAAGCATGATTGTAAATAGTGTACATGATAGTGTAGTTATAGACACACATCCAGAGGAGGAAGTTTATGTGCAACAATGTATCAAACAAGTTGAACATCAGTTACAAAACATGCTGAATGTAAAGTTTCAGATGAATTTTGACATACCGTTGGTGATGGACTGCAAAGTAGGAAATAATTGGATGGAAGTTGCATAACTTGCTTGACAAAAATAAATATTAGTGTATAATGGGGAACTTATTTAACAGAGAAAGGATTATAATATGGAAACACAGGTAGCTACAATTAGTACAGATAACTATGATGTTATGGCAAATGTTATGGGTATGGGAAAACCATCAGCATCAGAGAGTTCACTTAGTATTCCTCGAATGAAGATTAGCCATCAGCCCATTATGGATATGGTGGAGACTAAGGGTAAGAAGAGGCAGATGGAGGTAGTTCCGGGTGGTACATTCGCCATAACCGGAAACGATGGCGACGTTAGCTATTGTGAGAGTGTCAAGTTTAGGCCATTTCTTCAAAGGTTTCGCTATACACGTTGGGTTCCTTATACTACGCCAGATCAATATGGAAAGAAGGGCAAGTTTATTCGTTCTGTACTTGTAACACAAGATAACTTTAATAACTCTGATCATATGGATGATGATGGTGGCTTCAATTGTGGTCGTCCTTCAGGTTACATTAAGGATTGGAAAGCATTGCCTGAGTCTACTCGCCGTTTGATATCTTCTGTAAAACGAGTGCGTACCCTGTTTGGTATCGTATCTTCAGATGAAGCCATGAATGAAAAAGGAGAAACTTTAGATACTCCTATGGAAGCTCCTGTCATTTGGGAGGTAGGCAATAAGGATGCCTTCAAGGTCATGGGAGAGGCTATTGGAAGGTACTTTTCAGCAAAGCGTTTATTGCCTGATCATGTAATGGACATCACCACAAAAGGAGCACCTATGGCTAACGGCAATATGTTGTATAGTCCTATTCCTGTAGTTGATCTGTCAACTAAGATTGAGATTAGTGAAACGGATCAAGAAACATTTGGTAATTTTGTATCTTGGGTTGATGGTCAAAACGATTATGTTACAAACAAGTACAAGGAAAAAAATAGTGGAGGGTCTTTTTCTCAAGACGACAGTAGCCTTATAGAGGAGTTTGTCACTGTAGTAGAGGACGTTTAGATGGAACATCCTGTTGAACTACTCGTCCATAACTACTTTACAAAAGTTCTTGATGGTTCTGCAAGTATGGCTGCAGATACAAAAAAGAAAGTAGTGCAACATGTAGAGCAAGCATTGGACAAACAGTTTGGCGATAAAAACAACAGGAAGTTTCGTTTACGTGCAAGTAATATCGGGAGGGCTACTTGCCAACTTTGGTTTATGAAAAATAAACCTGAGAAGGCAGTACCTCCCGGTACTAACTTTTTGTTGAGAATGTTGATAGGAGATATAACTGAAGCTGTATTCAAGGGTGTGTTAACGGAAGCAGGAGTTAAGTACGGTGAACCAGAAAAGGTTCAAGTAGAAGTAGCGGGAGAAACAATTAGTGGAGAGTATGACCTTATTGTAGACGGTAGGGTTGACGATATAAAATCTGCTAGTCCTTGGAGTTATAGAAACAAATGGATAGGAGGAGAAAATATAGCAAAGCATGATAGCTTTGGTTACGTAGGACAACTTGCTATTTATGCTAAAGGTAAGGGAGTAGAAGCCGGAGGATGGTGGGTCATTAACCATTCATCAGGAGAATTTAAGTATGTAAAATATGCCAATGATGTAGACACAGTACTTAAATCTTTAGAAAAAACTGTCAACACATTAAAGGAAAATAAGTTTACCCGTTGTTATGAGCCGGTTAAAGAGACATACAGAAAAGTTCCTAGTGGAAGATATTTGTTAGGTACTGAATGTAAGTTTTGTGATTTTCGATTTGCTTGTTGGGGAGACGCATTATCTGAACAAGAGTCAAAGGTAAGTAAAGCAAAAGAAAAGCCTATTGTGCAATACATAGATAGAGGAGTAGTATTATGATAAAAATAGATATTACAGATTCAATGAGAAAGACTGCACATACAAAATCAAAAGAGATGGGGGTATTATACAAGAGTATTACTCGTGGAAAGGGAAATGTCTTTGGCTTTTTAGGAGAAGAGATTGTTAGGAAGGTGTTAGGAGGAGAGGACCATAACACACGGGATTATGATCTATTAGTAAACAATAAAAAGATTGATGTTAAGACAAAGAAAACTTCTGTAACACCAAAATCAAACTATGAATGTAGCGTAGCGGATGTAACAAGAAAACAAGATTGTGATTACTTTGCATTTGTGCGTGTGTTGAATGATCAGTCTGTAGGATGGTTTCTTGGTCTAAAAGAACGAGACGAATATTATAATGAAGCTGTCTACCTTACAAAAGGGGAGCACGATCCAAGCAACAATTACTTTGTGAAAGCAAATTGCTACAATCTTCCAATTTCATCTCTTGACCAAACTGTAGATGGGATTACGGACGATAGTAAATTAGTATGGGTGGCGTAAGGCACCTTGCATGGTTCAAAGATCAAAGTATAATAAAAAGGGATTTGTAAAAGCTAGGAAGAATGGGTTTCGTTCTGGTTTAGAAGAAAAAGTAGCAAAGCAAATACAAAAAGCCAATCATAAACTACGCTATGAGGTAGTAAAGATTAAGTGGATTGACTTTGCTATTCGTTCTTATACACCAGACTTTGTTCTTGATAATGGTATTATAATAGAAGTAAAAGGCTTTTGGTCTGTAGAGGACAGAAAGAAACATGCAAAAGTTAAACAACAACATACAGACTTAGATATCAGAATGGTGTTTGAAAACAGTAAACGTAAGATAAGAAAGGGTTCTAAAACTTCTTATGGTATGTGGTGTGATAAAAATGACATACTGTATTATGATAGAATAATACCCCTTTCTTGGATGAAAGAAGAATTGCTTTTTATGCCACCAACGGTTGTAGTTATTAACGAGAGTAAGTTACAAGGAGTACCATATGGGCATAACATTTAACCAAATAAAAGTAAATGATTTTGTAATTGTGTTAAAACCTGTTATGAGAAAGTTAGATACAAGTAAAGAAGCTATATGGACAGGGGAGGTATCCGTTAAGCTACTCACAGACTTAGCAAAACATACACTTAATGATTATGAGTTTGAAAACATGTCTAGGATATCAAACTTAATGGCTGCATCTATACCGGCAATGCACGAAAATAAAATTGTACGTCATATTGTAGATTATTATTTGGATAATAGTGCTATTGATTTAGAGCATATTGATATAGAAGAAGTAGAAGAAGAAGTAACTGATAGTAACATTATAAAGCTAACCTTTAACAGTGAAACAGAAGGAAATGCATAATGCCAAATGATACCTTTATTAAAAACATGGAAAGAGATATGGTGAATAGCCCCTCACATTACAATAAGCACGGGATAGAATGTATACAAGCTATTAGGGCTACACTAACAAACGAAGAATTTCGTGGCTATTGTAAGGGAAATGTGTTAAAGTATACTTGGAGAGAAGCCTATAAAAACAAAGATGAGGATTTACAAAAAGCACGATGGTATTTAAATAGACTATTAAGTGAACTAGGTAGCGGTCCATGAAAGCTAGAGCTAGTATATTTTTAGAAATTGACCCTGAAGAATTTTTCATGCCCGTTGATGGTAATCCTACAGATGAACTTACTGACATGCTATATGAACTATTAGAAAATCTAGATGGAACTAGTATTTTAAACCTAAAAGTTAAGTGCACTGGAGTACCAAAATATGAAACACATGAATGATTATCAGAGGTTTATTGCTCTTTCAAGGTACGCACGTTGGATTGAGGAAGAAAATAGAAGAGAGACATGGGAAGAAACTGTATCAAGATTAATAGAATATTTTTCTTACCATGTAGCTACAAACTTAGAAGTTAAACTCGATGATGATATATGGAAAAAGCTAAAACAAAATATTATTTCTTTAAACATTATGCCCAGTATGCGTTCTATGATGACCGCTGGCCCTGCTTTGTCACGAGAAAACATAGCGGGGTATAACTGTTCTTATATACCCATAGACAACCCCAAAGCATTTGATGAGGTGTTGTACATATTAATGAATGGTACAGGTGTAGGTTTTTCTGTAGAGAGGCAGTACATAAATAGTTTACCTACTGTGCCAGACAGGGAGTTTGAATACACTGAAGATGTAATTTGTGTAGCTGATTCAAAAGAGGGCTGGGCAAGAGCCTTTCGAGATTTGATTTCTTATCTATACACATGTCGAGTTCCTAAGATAAATGTAAATAAGGTACGTGCAGCAGGAGCAAGGTTAAAAACATTTGGTGGCAGAGCTTCAGGACCACAGCCACTAGTTGATCTTTTTGATTTCACAATTACAAAATTTAAGGAAGCACGAGGAAGAAAACTAAACTCATTAGAATGTCACGATCTTGTATGTAAGACCGGAGAGGTTGTAGTTGTAGGTGGAGTACGTCGATCCGCTCTTATATCTTTATCTAATCTATCAGACTATCGTATGAGAGAAGCTAAGACTGGGCAATGGTGGGAAACAAACCCTGAAAGAGCATTAGCTAACAACTCTGCTGTGTATACTGATGTACCAGATACAGGTACATTTATGAATGAATGGTTATCCTTATACCAAAGTAAGTCGGGTGAACGTGGTGTATTTAACAGGCAATCTGCTCAGAAAAAGGCAGCACAAAACAAAAGGAGAGAATCTGATATAGCCTTTGGTACTAACCCTTGTTCCGAGATTATACTGCGCCCTAACCAATTCTGTAATCTTACAGAAGTTGTATGTAGAAGTAGTGACACAAAAGCAACACTTAAAA